AAACACGTCCCCGTAACATTGCATTTAATTACATCGTAAGGGCCGCATGAAAACGTTGGTTTGGGGGAAGGCTCTGCGCTGCCTGTTGGTGTGCCCGTTCCATGGCCCTCAGCCACACCGCCAACAGGCTGGCTGAAATGTAACGGCGCAGCATTTTCTTCTGAAAAGTACCCCAATCTGGCAAAGGCTTACCCCTCGAATAAATTACCGGATTTACGGGGTGAATTTATCCGTGGCTGGGATGATGGGCGTGGTATTGATGTAGGACGTACTTTATTGAGCATTCAGACAGGAATGCTGGAAAAACACCGCCATATTGTGGTGGCTAACGATGAATATGATTCAAATGAAGAATGGGAACTGGCAACAATATTCAGAACAACATATACACAAGGCAGGGGGCTTGATGCCTGTACATCCGGAGGAACTCTGACCCCATCACCAACGCTTCATTCACGAGGAAATATTGGTAACACGGGTGGTAGTGAAACCCGCCCCCGCAATATTGCATTTAACTATATCGTGAGGGCGGCTTAATTATACTCAACTGATTGCTGCCAGTGGTATTTCCGGCCAGTTGATATCTGGTGCCGTGTTTATATCCATTGCGTTCAGCGCGTCTGTATAATCCAGCACGGCGTTAAGCCGGGTGGTTTCTGCCTGCGTCAACTTCCGCCCGGCCTGCAATTTCAGCTGAATCAGACTGATGGAAGCCATAGCAGCATCAATCAGTGACTGGCGCTGGGTTTCTGCTGCTTCTACTGCGGCACTATGTTGTGCCTCAGTATCTGTCACCCATTTTTCACCATCCCATTTATCGTATGGTGTTAACGGGGCGATAGTGGTTGTATTTTTCGGGTAGTCACCCAGCGCCGTGATTTCTTCGGCGTTTCCCGTGTCAGTGCTATAGACGGTTTCACCACGATGGTCTGGCGCATACTCCCATGAATTTAAATCCTCCGAACGGCGGATAGCATAGCCAGCTTTATGTGCGCCCGGGGCATCTAAACAGGAATTTGCCGGAATACCGACACCCACAGCAAGATATTCCGTTGATTCGGAAATATATTCCCGTGTGTCACCATCAAAGTTATAAACGATAATGTTTCCTGCCTGTACGGCAATCAGGTCATTATTTAATACCGCGTTATTCATCATGTAGCTCTCACAATATAATTAAAGGCGATGTTGCGTGGGCGGGTTATATTGAAAAATCCCTCTTTTAAACTCGCTTTCGCGCGAGTAGCTGAGTTAGCCAATATCGTATACCACAAATAATCGCTCCGGTAATCAGTTGAAAATGTTTTATCACCGCCATAATCAATGCTATCTCCGTTACTCATATATGAAATGTCAATCCCGGCATCATTGTCATCTCTACCACCAACCAAAGTACCTTTCTGCCACCCAAGCAACTGGCGACCAGGATCAATCCCGCGCCCGTCATCCCAGCCACGAATAAACTCACCCCGTAAGTCCGGTAATTTATTCGAGGGGTAAGCCTTTGCCAGTTTGGGGTACATTTCAGAAGAAAATGCTGCTCCGTTACATTTCAGCCACCCTGCTGGCGGTGTGGCTGAGGGCCACGGAACAGGCACACCAACGGGCAGTGCAGAGCCTTCCCCCAAACCAACGTTTCTATGCCGCTCTTACGATGTAATTAAATGCAATATTACGCGGACGAGCTGATACATAAGCCCACCAGTCATATTTTTGTGCACCTTTACTGGATGCATCAAATATCCACTTTTTGCCATTTATGGCACCCCATTGATTAGAGCTTAAAGTGTCACCAAATCCGTATTGTGTTGAGCTGAGTGAACTGATATCCCCAGTATCATTATCATCAAAACCGGAGACGATAGTGCCTTCCTGCAATGAAAGTATCTCTCGTCCTGCATCAATACCTCGTCCGTCATCCCAGCCACGAATAAACTCACCCCGTAAATCCGGTAATTTATTCGCGGGGTAGGCTTTTGCCAGTTTGGGGTACATTTCAGAAGAAAATGCTGCGCCGTTACATTTCAGCCACCCTGCTGGCGGTGTGGCTGAGGGCCACGGAACGGGCACACCAACGGGCAGTGCAGAGCCTTCCCCCAAACCAAGGTTTTCATGCGGCTCTTACGATGTAATTAAACGCAATGTTACGGGGACGGGTTTCAGATGCTGTACGAACTGAGCGAGAGGCGTCGAATGTCCATACACAGGCACCATATCCTTCATTGATCTCTGTTGGCCGCAAGCCTACTGACAATATTGAGTCAGTTTGACTAAATGGCCCTGAATTAATTGCATCTACAAAAAGCTGAGTTCGTCCAAAAGTACCAACGATATTCTGAATAGCATCAGACTGTGCAGACAGTAGATTGCGTCCACTGTCAATGCCCCGTCCGTCATCCCATCCGCGAATAAACTCACCCCGTAAATCCGGTAATTTATTGGTGGGGTAAGCCTTTGCCAGATTGGGGTACTTTTCAGAAGAAAATGCTGCGCCGTTACATTTCAGCCACCCTGTTGGCGGTGTGGCTGAGGGCCACGGAACAGGCACACCAACGGGCAGTGCAGAGCCTTCCCCCAAACCAACGTTTTCATGCGGCCCTTACGATGTAATTAAATGCAATGTTACGGGGACGTGTTTCAGACGCTGCAATACCTAAATCTGCCACGGATTGCTTATATGTTTTAAAGGTTCCATAATCTGGAGCTGGTAATCCAGCATCGTTTGTATTCCCCCTTCTGATGATATCAGTACCACTATTTACCCAGCTTTCATCAAAATAAAAATTAATTGTTGAATCAGTCACAATGGAGGATTTGGATGGTAATCCATGTGCGTGATCTTCCGTTGCATACCCTTGACTTGATAATAATATTCGTCCGCTATCAATGCCTCGCCCATCATCCCAGCCACGAATAAACTCACCACGTAAATCAGGCAATTTATTTGTCGGATAAGCCTTTGCCAGATTGGGGTACTCTTCAGAAGAAAATGCTGCGCCGTTACAGTTCAGCCAGCCAGTTGGCGGTGTGGCTGAGGGCCACGGAACGGGCACACCAACAGGCAGCGCAGAGCCTTCCCCCAAACCAACGTTTTCGTCTTAACTCCCACCTATACCAGCTATGTATTTTTAACAAAACAAAGAGGATATTTTTCATGCAAATTGGCTACATTCGTGTGTCAACAAATGACCAGAATACAGATTTACAACGAAACGCACTGAACTGCGCAGGATGTGAACTGATTTTTGAGGATAAAATCAGCGGAACAAAGTCAGCCCGACCGGGATTGAAAAAGCTGCTCAGAACGTTATCAGAAGGAGATACGCTCGTTGTCTGGAAGCTGGACAGGCTGGGCAGAAGCATGAAACACCTCATCACTCTTATTGAGGAACTGCGGGAAAAAGGGGTTAACTTCCGTAGTCTTACAGACAGCATTGATACGTCAACACCCATGGGACGTTTCTTTTTTCACGTCATGGGGGCTTTAGCGGAAATGGAGCGTGAATTAATAGTTGAACGAACACTGGCCGGACTTGAAGCAGCACGTGCACAGGGGCGTATTGGTGGACGTCGTCCGAAACTGACAAAAGAGCAACATGAACAAATAGCAAGGCTGATCAAAAATGGCTATAGCAGGAAACAGTTGGCAATTATTTACGATATCGGTATATCGACGATTTATCGTTATCACCCTGTAGAGGAACTTCAAACTCAAGCTGAGTTGTAATTCTTTTTCTGATATTGAAATGCTGCGGCGATGTAATTTATCTCACGGAAATAGGTACGTTTATCGCGCGGCGCATCACCTCGGTTCCGGAGGTAAATAGCACAGCGGCTAATTCATCGCCGTGGACCGTTATCGCCGTGGTCAGAGGAGTATTGTCGGCGAGAATCTGACTTAATGAGAGGGAAGAGGTGGCGGGAGCCAGTTTGTCCACGCCGACAATTTGTTGTAGTTGTGGAAGCTGATTTTGCAGCGGCAGGATTAAATCTACCGGACGCGTTTGTTTAAACAACGTCGGTGCAAAGAACATTTTTGCCTGACACTTATTGAGCACCCACACCAGTTCTGCTTCCCGCCAGGAAGGTAACAGCGGCACGGAAACCGCACCGGTTTTCAGGCAGGCAAGATAGATAACGGTAAATTCACACCAGCCTGGCAGTTGAAATGCGATGCGATCGCCTGATTCAATACCCTTCGCTAACATCCAGTTTGCCAGACAGCTCGCGGCGTGATCGAGCGCGCTATAGGTGTACGTTGCACCATGATTGTCGACCACGGCAATTTTGTCTGGCATCGCACGAGCGGTCTGCTGCCAGTAATCGGCCAGTGAAGCATCGCCCCATAACCCTTGCTGACGATACGCCGCACGACGTTGTTCGTTAAACGTTAATGTCACTTTCATTTTGGACTCTCGAAACAGAACATCAGGCCCGAGATGCGGGCCTGTGGGATGCATGATTAGCCGTAGCGAAATTCAATACCGAAGGTGCCTGCGGGATATTGCCACTGTTCGAGAATAGTGTTGCCGCACAGCACCCGACAGGTGCCGCACTCCAGACAACCGGCGGAATCGAAATGAATGTTTCCTGCGTCATCCTGCTTATAAAGTCCGGCAGGGCAGGCTTTCATTAATTTACGGAATTCATTGATATCGGGATTTGCCGCCAAAATGATATGCGGGTGGCCCTCATCAACATGGAATTTATTGACGCCTAATTTGATGTCGACGTTAACCGTAGCGTTCTGGCTCATAGCGCGGTTGCTCCCTTAATGCCATCTTTCAGCAAGTTGATCAGCCCAATTTTCTTCGCGTGTCCCATGATCATTTTGCGTACCGGCTGGTTTGGTTTGCCGTCAATGGTGAACATCTCGTTCATGATGTCGGCTACCATTCGTGGGTATTGGCTAAACAGGCGCGGGTTTTCCATCAGCGCCGGGATCTTGCGGAAATGCTGCATATCGCGCATAACACAACTTTGTTCCAGCTCACGTTTGTATTGCGCAAGACTGCTGGCGGAGAAATCCGCGCGTTCTTTGGCGGCAATCACTGTTGTGGCGGCAGCCTGAGCTGATGCAATGGCTAAATCCATGCCGCGAACTGTAAAACCCAAATTCAGGCAGAAGCCTGCGGCGTCACCAACGAT